GATGTTGAGTAAGCAGTCGTTCCAGCTCCTAAACTAGCTGAACTTGTGTACAGTGCTATTTTCAGTGTGTCTTCTATTAAGTCGTGTCCTTCATCTAATAACTCAACTTTAAAAGATGTACACATTGCTTGTGATATTGACATTTATTTTCTCCTTATATTCCAGCGTTATATTCTGCTGTGTAATTTCTTGCCATCTCTTGTTGAAACAATCCAATAGCCTCATCAAACTGTGTTTTGTACAATTGTAGCGTTTCTGGAGCTTTTAGGAAAGCAGAACTTTCATAAAGTGCTGCAGCCAGTAAGACAGTCTCTGCATTGTCTCCTATCCAAGTATTGGCATTACTTGATGATAATCCAGTTTCTGGTGCTACAAAGTCAACTTGATAAGCCAAAGTAGCACTTGGTGTGGGAGCTAGAGTAATAACAATCCCACTAGTTGAAGCACTTTTTGTGCTATACATTTCTGGCGTAGATGTTGTGCTTGTCTTTGGTGAATAGTCTCGTAGATAACTATCTATTCTGTGATCTAAAAAAGATATATTGCTATCTGCGTTTGTAATTGACACTTGTCTAATCATTCTTGCATTGGCAACTGTATAATCAAATGTGCCTATAACTAGATTGCCACTTGTAGTTTGCCTAAAGCAAGGAAGACTTGGTAATCTTTGGAATACCATATCTTCAGCTTGTGCTATGATTTCATCAATAGAGTTAGTAAACTCTGTACTATCATCTTCTAAAAAATTTTTTATATTAGAAACTAAAGTTGTATAATTCATTTATTGACCCCATGTACTTTCGCCCCAGTCACCACCACCAAATCCTAATTCGCCTATACTAACACTAACAGAGCCAATTGCACCAGTTCCAGCCAATCCACTTTCTGTGAGAGATGCTTTAGGTATTTCAGTGCCAATAGCTCCAGTTCCAGCAAGCCCAGTTTCAAGTAGTGCAATTCTTACAGAAGCACCATCTGTAACTCCAATACCACCTAAAGTAGCAGTACCACTCACACCAGTTGCATTAAACTTATTTGTTATCACTGAAGAACCTAAGTTTGCAGTTCCAGCAACTCCAGTTTCTGGTACTTGTGCTGAAAAACTAATAGTTCCAAGTGCTCCAGTGCCACTAACTCCAGTGACATCTTGAGAATGATCTACTCTAATTGTAAATGTGCCTATAGCACCTAAACCTTTAATACCAATACCTTTTTGTGCATTTTCAATTTTACTTGCAAAAATATCTGTATTAAATCCAACTACAAAACTTACATTCTCTGGATCATTGTCTGGTCTTGGTTGGAATAATGCAGTTGCATCAATAACATTTTTGGCTGGCGTTAGTTGTGGATGTTTAGGGTCAAACTCACTTGGCTCAACTCTAAGATTATCCCAAGTGGTTTTAAGATCAGTATAGTCTACCTTAAAGCCACTTATGTCGCTTATTGCTTTTGATTTTTTACCACTTGCTAACTTTGCCATTAGACTATATTCAATGCTGTTGGTTGTACTCGTAGACTTACACCATCATTATCGCTTTGTGCCGCAAAACTAAATGATCTTTCATACATTTCATTTAATAATTGAAACTTCTCTGGTGCATATTTCATAGCTAACTTTGCAGATAAACCAGCACATATGGTATCACTCCATCTATAAGGTATATCTGTGTCTTGATTTGAAGCGTTTACATCATCTTGTTGGTTCATTGCCCAATATACTAAAGAATATGTTGATGTATTTGGCACACTCCAAAAATAAATCACTGGCGTATATTGCCTATCTATCATGTACTGACTAGGTTTTCCTGTAGCGTCTTTATTAGGTAATTGATTGTATTCTTGTATTGTAACTCTATTTATTATTTGATCTGTATTTGACCCACTATCTCTTATGACTGCATCTAATATATCTATAGTGCCTACTGGCAGAGTATAGTTAGTTGTGCCATTGACAAGTGTCAAAGTGTTTTGTGTTACAGTCCAATAATTTATACCTCTATTGGAAAATTCTGAGAATAATAAATTAATGCTTCTTCTTGCAGATCGTGCATGATCGCCAGTTCTTGTCTGTGGATCAATCCCACATCTTTCAAAAGACTCTGCAATTATTTCCTCAACATTAGGTCTAAATGCAACTGTTCCTGAGAGTGCCATTAATACTTTTTAATCCCTCTAATAATAACTTGATATGCATCCCCTGCTGCACCAGCTCCAGTGGTTGTAAATTTAACGTCACCAGTGCCATTTGCACCATATCCAGAGCTTGTAGGAAGACCACCAAATTTTTCAAAATTTTGATACCCCTGCTGATCTTCAGCTAAATGCAACATAATAATATTTGTGTCAGCACTCGCTAATACTTCAACTGTCATGCCATGTAGTACCCACCAACATTCTGCAATTCTTATTCCTGTGCAAGTTTTTCCATCTGCATCTTTAGTTAACGCAGAAACATCAATTTTAGAAACTGCACTTTCATTACCACCATCAACATACTGATATTGGAAAGCAAAAATAACTTCACGAGTACTTTCAGAAATTTTTGTTGTTGTTTTAATATCTGCCAAATTAATCTCCTAAAATAGTGGGTGAAAAATTAATCTCACCCAAATTAAATTATGCAATCTGCACATACTCAATAATGAAAGTAAATGATCCAGCAGTTGTAGCATCAACTGTGTTAGTGATATTACAAAAAATTGTTCTTTCAGCAGAAGTATATTGTGCAGAAACTGGAGCAGTCGTTGCACTTTGTGTTGTAGCAACAAGTGTAGTTGTTGTTACGTTTCCTACAACAACAGTTGTTCCACCATCAAGAATCTCATCAGTTACTGCTGCAACAATTTGAGCACCAGAAGACGATGTTCCAACTTCATATCCAATGTCACCAGTTCCAATAACTGGAGCAGTAGCACAAAATATTTTTATGTCAGTAATTATTGTGTTAGCAGGTTGAGTAAACTGACCAATAGCTGGACTATCCCCTGCAGTCGTGTTTACAGTCACGCCTGTTGCAAAGCCAACGTGCTTTACATATTTGTTTGTTACAATACCTGTTGAAGCAATAGAAGCAACATCAGTATATGCACCTGTTGTAGTATTTTTAGAAACAACTTTAAAACCATTTTCAGAGCGAACTGCTCCAGTAAATGTAGTATTAGCCATATCAATCTCCTTGTCTTGGCAAATGTCTGCTTTCGCAGTCAAGGGTTATGTTAAGGAGAGGAGTTATCCCCTCTCCCATCTTAATTATTATGCAGCACCTTCTGTACCAAAAATACCACGCCAATCAGTAAAACCAAAAGAATATCTTTCTCTTACTTTGTAGCGTACATTTCCTGTCTCAAAATCACCTTCCATGCCTTTTTTCATAGGACTTCTTTGGAACATTTTAAGACCATCTGGTACATCAGTCTTAATGAAGAAACCATCACTGTCTGTTAAACGTCTCATCACATGGTAACCTTGTGGTAAATATCCACCAGATTTGATTGCGTTGATGTCGTTATCAGCAGTACCAGTTCTTAACTGACTTTCAAGTAATCTTTCTGCAACAAAAGAATATGCAGTAGGAATAATTAACATTGTTCCTTGAGCAGCGATCCTAAGACCACGATCATCTTTCATATCAGCAATATTTATCAAGATACTTTCTAATGAAGTTTCAGATAAATCCGCTGCCGTTGCTAAAGTATTACTTTGAATACCATTTTGAGTTGGATGACTTTGGTTTAATAATGAAACCCCATCACCACCAGCAGTTGTTGTAGCTTGGTTTAAGATAGTTGCGGCTTTGATCTCTTTGGTTGTTGCCATTGATCTCGCTAACGCTTTTGTATATCTTGAAGCCAATGAACCATATAGTCCATCTTCTTCAGCTTCTTCTGTAACAGAGAAAGCTAACGCTACTGTTTCATGTTGGTATCTAGCAGTCCACTGTTGAGAAGCTGAATCGTAACTGATTCCAGCACCCTCATTTTTAGTTGGAGCCGCACCAAAACCTGTTAACAATACGTCTTCCTCAAATGCTTTTTGAGATGTATTGCTTTCAAATACTGATGTGTACTCTGGTGGATAACTATCATACTCTAACCCGAACAAGGTGTTTAAACCAGGCTCAAGCATTTTTGCAAATTGTGCTCTATTCATTGCCATTATTTAAATCTCCCTATATTCCAGCACTATCTTTGAGCAAGTGCTCATTGATAAGTACTTCCATTATTGCATTTGCACCAAAGGCATTATCTGGTGTTTCATACAGACTTAATATTTTAGCAGTCGCAGTGCCTGCCGCCATAGTGCCTGATAATTCAAATCCAGATTGTCCAGTAGTTGTAGAACCAACACCAGCAACAAGGTCACAACAGTTACCTATGTTTGTCTGTGCAGTAGTTCCTGCAGATTGAGCCTTAAACACTGTATATGGATCATCATATACATATGCCTTGATATTCGTTGCTACTGTACCAGTCGGCCAGTATTGTGAATATACAAATGATCCATCTGTAGCAGTATATGATACTCCAGCAAATACGCCTATATTATTAACTTCAGTTGCAGAATGAGGTGTTAAAACTCCACCTGCAGTAATTATAACTACATCTCCTGTGAAGATGTTTTCAGCTAAACCTGAAGTTATGGTATATACGTTTGCACGAGAGTAACCATTACCACTAAGATGACGAATAGGTGTTAACCCAAAAGCGGCGTCTACGTTTGCCATTTTTCTCTCCTAGTTTTAAAAGTTAATCTTCCATAGCAGACAACTGTCTGCCACCACTGACTGAACTCTTCCTCTCTTGATAGATTTGTTGTCCAGTCTTTTGCCCTAAAGCATCAAGATCGCCAGAAAGTGATTGGTTTTGCTCTAAACTCTTAGTGCCATAGTACTCCTTCATCTGACGATGTTTTTCTTTTGGCATTTCGCATAGAAGCATACCTTCAATTCCTATACAACCTTCCCATTGTCCATGATTAATAGTCGGAAACAACTGATTCTTCACAGTATTAGCAGGTCTAGCTTCCCACCCTTCTCGCATACGTTTGTATACGTTGTCAGGTGTGTCCTTGCCCTGTATTGACGTAGCTACCCATCGTTGTACAAATCCAGGTCTTGGGTCTGGTGCATCTAATAACGCTGGGGGTGTCCATGAAGTTTGAGGTCGACTCTCTTCATCACGAACATTTTCTCTTGCTTCTTGTGCTCTAACATTTCTCTTCTCAGTCATATCTAGCTCCTTTGACTTTTTTGTATTTCTGAAGCGTATTTTTTCAAACCCACCTCATCATTAATTCCAAGTTCTCTAGCCATTCTAAGTTGATCCTGTGTCATTCGCACTCTATTGCTTTTGTAGCTTGAGCCACCCGCAGAAGGCGTTACTATCTTACTGCTTTTTGCTCTGGGCTTACTTCCAGCAACATCTACATTAGATACTAGTTCAGGGAAAACCCTTTGTAAACGACTATTTAAATTTTCATAATACTCTGAAGAATTTTTATCAAAGCCTTCAATGTCTAATTGTACATCAATTGCTCTGGCTGCCGCACTTTCTCTTTCATAACCTTTTTTATTAAACCAATCGTTTGCTTTCCACCATTGGGTTGCTAATACTGGAGTTGGGTCTTCTACATTTTGCCTTGCTCTGTCTACAGTAGGCGTAATAGGTTGGTTTTTTTGCATATTCTTTTGCATCTCACCTACCCTTATAGTCGCTCTCATATCAGCTAATTGTTCTGAAAAATTTACTTGAGCTTCAGTATCGCCTTCTTCAACTGCTTTGGTTAATGCTTTTTTAGTAAGATCATACCTATGAGCAAAATCATTTTGAACTACACTTTGATTTCTTTGAACATTTTCTTGCTCTAGTCGTTCTAGTCTTTTTTGCATTTGAGCATTATGCTCTTGCAAAGCTAAAGTTTCTTTTTCTGCTTTAGCCTTTTGTGCATTTATTTTGTCCATTCTTCTTTGAACTCTTTTCCCATATTCCTCTGGTGTCTCTTTAGGCTCTTTGACTTCAGTGGCTTCTTCTTTGGGAGTTTCTTCTTCAGTTATCTCAATTTCAAAGTTATCATCACTAGCTTTACGCTTAGTTTCCTCGATCTCTTTTTCTATTTCCTGTATTACAGGATTATTTTCTTGGTCTTCCATGTTCGCTACTCCAAGTTATTGCAATTATAAATAGGCAGTTACTTCTACACCTTCTGGCAAGATTGATGTAATCTCATCATCGTTTAGTAAAAGAAATCTAACGCCATTTATTACTAGTTTTTGACCAGCATATTTTCCATAGGTTACTCTATCACCAACTTTTGGCTTATTATTAATACGCCAACTAGCTCCAGTTCCTCTTTCTCTA